ATCGCCAATTTTCAAAGCGCCCCGAAACGGCTCTAAACCTCTAGGATTCCCCCGTGGATTGGTCCGAACTGCGCGAAACGGTGAATGAGTACGTTGCAGCCGTCGAGGATGGGCGGGTGGTGGCCGGGCGGTGGATCTACGCTGCGTGCCGCCGCTGGCGCACCGACATGCAGCGCACCGACCTGTACATGGATTGGGACGAGGTCGGGCGCATCCAGCGGCACTTCGCCAGCCTGACGCTGTTGCAAGAAGACTCGGGCAACCGATTCGAGCTGCGCCCGTGGCAGCTGTGGGTTGCGGCGAACCTGTGGGGCTGGAAGTGGCGCGACACTGGGCGGCGGCGCACGTCGCTGGCCATCCTGCAAGTCGCGCGAGGCAACGGCAAGACCACCTTCGCCGCCGGGTTGGCGCTGTACGACCTGCTGCACGGCAGCGGCAAGCAAGTGCACGTCATCGCCAACCGGGTGGACCAAGCGATGATTTGCGTCGGCTTCGCGCAGACGATGGTTCGGCGGCTCGAACGCTCCGACGTGTCGGTGGTCGCGGACAAGATTCGGCGCGCCGACTGCGAGATGTCGCCGCTGCCAGCGCGCCCCAGCAGCCTCGACGGCCTCAACCCGAGCATGTGGATCGCGGACGAGGCCGCCGAGTACAAGGACAGGGCCCTGTCCAAGCTGACCACTACCGCTGGCAAGCGCCGCGAGACGCTGGGGCTCATCATCAGCACGCCCGGCACGCACATGGACGGCATCTACGGCGAGCTGGTCGGCAGCGCCGAAAGCGTGCTGCGGGGCGATGTCGTGGATGATGCGATGTTCGCCGCGCTGTACGGCATCGACCCCGTCGATACGCCCGACGATGAAGCGTGCTGGGAGAAGGCCAACCCCGGCATGCCGTTCGGCCAGCCCGACCGCGAGTCGATTCGCCGCAGCTGGAACACCATGAAGCGCAGCCCCATGGGGCGCGCCGAGTTCACGCGCTATCACTGTTCGCGCCTGACCGAGGACACTGGCGGCTGGCTGGATATGCAGCTGTGGCCCAGCGAGGTCACGCCCGACATGGCGGCGCTTCGAGGCCGACCCGCGTGGGCGGGGCTCGACCTGTCCAAGAGCCTCGACATGACGGCGTTGGTGCTGGCGATCCCGCTAGACGATGGCAAGGTCGCCATCAAGGGGCACTACTGGTGGCCCAAGGAAGGCGTGGCCCAGCGCGAGATTGACTACCGAATGCCCGTCCGTACCTGGGCTGCGGAGCGCCGCATCACCCTGACGCCGGGCCGCGAGATCGACTACGAGTCGGTGCGCGCCAAGCTGAACGAACTGAAGGCCGATTTCGACCTGCGCGCGTGCGCCTACGACAGCTGGGGCTCTAAGTACCTAGTAGAGGTGTGCGAGGGCGACGGGATCCCCATGATGGCCTACTCGCAGGGCATTAGCACGGTCGCGCCCGGCTCGCAGCTGTGGCAGAACATGTGGGCTGGCGGTCGGCTGGTCATCGGGGACGATCCAATCATGCGCCGGGCGTGCGCCGACGCGGTGGCGTCGCGCGACCGCAACGGCAACATCCGACCCGTGAAATCACGGGAATCCTGCATCATCGACCCGCTGATGGCGGGGATCATGGCCGTTCATTGCTGGGGCGGGAAGCGCGCCAGCTGTTATGAATCGGAATAAGTGCGGGAAACTTAGGTTTAGGAACGGACGGTTAGGTTTAGTGCCGCCAAACTAATGGCGTGCTGCGGAACCTGCTACAGCGCCTGTTCGTCGGCCCCTACTCGGCCACGCTGCTGCCCGACTCGAACGGGCCGCTGCCGTTCATCGCGCCCAGCAACGCGATGCGCTACACGCCTGTGTACCGCGCCGTGTCGCTGATCTCGAACGACATCGCGCGCGTGGACATGGAGGTCAGCGCGAGCGGAGCGGACTCGCTCATGCGCAGCCCGTCGCGCTACATGTCGGCGTTCGAGTTCCGCAGGGCGATGACGTTCCAAGTCCTCCTTTGGGGCAACGCGTTCGCGGCCATCAACCGCACGCGCGGCGGCGAGCTGGTGGAGCTGATCCTGCTGGAAACCGACAGCGTGTCGCTCGACGTGACCAGCGGCCAGCTGATCTACAAGACGCGCGCCTACGGCGACCTGACGCCCGATCAGGTGTTCCACCTGCGCGCTCCGAGTCCGCACGGGCTGTGGGGCGAGTCGCCCATCAACCTGTGCAAGACGAGCATACAGCTGCTGGCCGCGCAGGAAGACATGGCGCTCAAGGCGTACTCGAACGCTGGCAACCCGAAGATAGCGCTGGTCCACCCGGGACCGCTCTCGCTTGAGGCGCGCCAGCGCATCATGCAGGATTACGAGTCCAAGCACGCTGGCACCGCCAACACTGGCAAGCCGCTGGTGCTGGCCGAGGGCATGCGGATCGAACGCATCAGCTCGACGCTGGACGATGCCGGACTGCAGGCCGCGCGCCAGTACAGCGTCGGCGACGTTTCGCGCATCTACGGCGTGCCGTCGAGCTACCTCGCGGAGAACGTCGGCCCGTCCTACAGCTCGCTTGAATGGCTGTCGCGCATGTACGTCGATGGCTGCCTCAGCGCGTGGCTGTCGGTGTGGCGCTCCGAGATCCTGACGAAGCTCGCCAGCCCGTTCGACACGGTGGTGTTCGACACCGACGCGCTCATCCGTCCCGGCATGGCCGAGACTATGGCCGCGCTCCGCACCGCCGTCGAGGCCGGTTACATGACGCGCAACGAAGCGCGCGAGCGCCTCGACATGGAACCGCTCGACGGATTGGACGATCCGATCATCGCGCTCAACATGGGCACGGGCGGCGGTCAGTCGAACCTCGGCGAGGACACATCCGAGCAGGAGGGCACGCCCAATGATTTCTAGGCGAACGCTTGAGGCGACCGAGCAGAAGATCGACGGGCGCACGCTCGCCGGATACGCAGCCGTGTACGGTCAGGACTCGCGCGAGATCGTTGAGCAGGGCCGCAGGTTCACCGAGCGCATCGCGCCGGGCGCGTTCAACGAAACGCTGTCGAGCGGCGGCGACGTGAAGCTGTTCATCAACCACCGCACCGACGAGATCCCGCTTGCGCGCACGCGCTCGGGCACGCTGAAGCTTCGCAGCGACAGGAACGGCCTCGCGTTCGAGGCCCAGCTCCCCGAGACTGCGCGCGCCGAGGAGCTTCGCGCGGCGCTCGAGCGCGGCGACATGTCAGGCGAGATGTCGTTCGGCTTCTTCGTCGTAGAAGACAGCTGGAACAAGGACCGCTCCCAGCGCCTCGTCAAGCGCGCGCAGCTGGTCGAGATCAGCGCGGTTACGGACGCCGCGTACCCACAGACCACGTCGAGCCTGCGGAGCGTCTCCGCGGCCTATCGAAACGCCGCGTATCTGCGGCTCGCACTCCATTTCCGAAGGATGGCAGACAATGCAGGATGAGCTCAACGAGCTTCAGTCGATCACTCACGAGTACCGCAAGAGCCTCGCGGCCTACGAGGCGCGCACCGGGCGCGCCACGCACACCGTCGAGTCGCACGGCAGCGGCGAGGAGCGTCAGAAGTTCGCGCGCATGGACGCCGACCTGTCGGCGGTCGAGGCCACCGCGCAGGTGCGCGTCCTCGAAGCGCGCCTTGCCAAGCTGGAGTCGCAGCCCGTGCTTGAGTCGCGCCTCACCGCGCGCCCGACCGCGCTCGGCAACGCCGAGGATCCGGACAGCGCCGCTTACTCGGCGCGCTGGCTCAAGGCGATGGTGAAGAACGATCAGGCCGAGCTCCGCGCGCTGTCGCTCTCGACCAGCAACGCAGGCATTCCGACCGACATGGAGCGCCGCATCGTGGAGAAGCTCCGCGAGGCGAACATCATGCGTCAGATCGCGACCGTGACGCAGATCGACTCCAAGCGGACGATCACCGTCGAGAACGCGCTGCCGACCACCGCGCTCGTCGGGGAAGCTGCTTCGATCTCGGCCTCCGACCCGTCGTTCTCCACCGCGATCAGCGTCGTTCCGTACAAGTACGTCACGCGCACGACGCTTTCGCAGGAGTTCATCGAGGACGCCATCGGTCAGAACGGCATCGGCTCGGCGCTCGACTACGTCGCCACGCGCGCTGCGCTGTCCATCGGCCTCAAGACCGAGGAGGCGTACACCATCGGCACTGGCAGCAGCCAGCCGCAGGGCATCACGGCCTCGGGCGGCATCGCTCAGGGCGTCGATCTCGGCGCTGCCGTCGCGCTGACCACCACCACCGCAGACAACCTGATCGACGCCATGTTCGCGGTCGCCCCGGCGTACCGCAACTCGGCGCAGTTCCGCTGGCTGATCTCTGATGCGTTCCTCAAGCACGTCCGCAAGCTCAAGAACACCGTCACGACCAGCGGCCAGCTTGAGTACATCTGGACGCCCGGCACCTCGACCGTCAACCAGATGGTCGGCGGCATCCCCGCGACGATCCTCGGCGTTCCGTACTCGGTCGGCCAGTACATGCCGACCACCACGGCGTCAGACGCCATCTACGCGGTCATCGGAGACTTCCGGTACTTCGAGATCTTCGACCGCACGGGCATGACTTCCATGGTCGATCCGTACTCGGGCTCGGCCAACCATCAGACGAACCTCTACATGTACACGCGCACGGACAGCCACATCATGCTGCCCGAGGCGTTCGCGTACATCCGCGGCTGATCCATTCTCCCCATGGGGTTGCGCGGGGAAACCCGCGCGACCCTTTTCCATGTCGGTACCGCTCTCAACCATCAAGACGGCGCTGAAGATCGACTACAGCGACGATGACACGGAGCTTGTGCGGCTCCGCGAGGTCGCGTCGATGGTGGTCGAGCGCCGCACGCAGCTGAAGCTCCAGCCGGGCACGGAGTCGCTGTACCTCGCGGACTGGACCGACACGATGATCCCCGTCGTGCCGTTCACCGCCATCACGCACGTTCGGTACTACAACACGTCGAACGTGCTCACGACGATGACGGCCACCGACTACTGGCTCGACCAGTCTGACGGCCCGTCGCCCGTGATCAGGTTCAAGGCGTTCCCCGCCATCTACGAGGGCACGACGATCATCGTGACCTACACCGCCGGGTACAGCAGCATCCCCGATCCGCTGGTGCACTGCATCATCGCGTTGGTCGGCGCCTACTACAACAATCCCGAGGCCGTCCAGGCGGTCGGCCTCAGCACCGTGCCGCTTTCGGTGGAGTTCATCCTCGACCACTGGTCCACCAATTCGAGGATCCGATGATCTCGGGTGGTCGCCTCAAGCGCCTCGCGACGCGCATGGAACCCACAGGGACCATCGATTCCCTCGGCATGCGCCCCGGCACGTTCACGGCGGCGGGCACCTTTTGGTGCGACCTGCGCGAGGACAGCGCAGCCGAGCAGCAGTACGCGGACGGCATCGCCGTCGTGCGCTCGGTCGAGCTGCGCGCGCGCTGGCAGTCGGTTCAGAACATCGGCCTGACCGAGGTGGACCGCATCGACGTGCGGGGCCGCACCCTACGCATCAACGCCATCCGCAATCTTGACGAGGCCGACCGGGTCGCCGTCATCGACTGCACGGAGGTGGATTGATGGCATCCATTGAAACGTGCGTCCGCGCGATGCTGACCAGCGCCACCAGCCTCAACGCGCTTCCCGACGCGCGCATCATGCACGGCTTCCGCCTGCAAGACACCATCCTTCCCGCGATCACGTTCGAGGTCGCGCAGGATGAATACATGGCCATCGGCTCGACGCCTCTCAAGATGGCATCCGTCGAGCTGCGCGTCATCGCATCGACCACCACCTCGGCGCTGTCGTACGAATCGGCGGTCAAGTCCGCCGTGCGTACTGGCACGTTCGACACCATCGTCGTGTCGGCGGTGGATTTCGTCGGGCGCTACGTCGAGCCACCTGTGGTCGCGGACGGCGACGAGACAGAACCAGCGCAGCTGGTGTGCAACTTCACCGTGTACTACAAGGACTGATCCATGGCACTCAACTCCGCGCTCTCATCGTTCTCATTCGGCGGCACGGTCGTGGCCGAGGTCGGCACGGCTTCCATCGCCATGGACCGCGCGCCGCTCGAATCGACTGCCATCGGCAGCAAGACGAAGACGTTCATCGTTGGCGTCGGCGGCGCGACCGCGCAGCTTGAGATCTTCTACGATCAGGCAAGCGCAGCGCACACCACGATTGAGACGAACCTCAACACGGGCGCTGCTGCGGTAGCGTGCGTCCTGACGCTCGACACCGGGCAGACCTACACGGGCAACGCGTTCGTCACGTCGTTCGAGGTGACGGCACAGGCCGGAAACCTCGTCCGCGCCAATGTCGGCCTTCAGTTCACCAACGCCGCTGCCACCGCCAACATCCTCACCATCGCCTAATGGCGCAGAACGCATCCATCGCCTTCGTGCAGGTCGAAACCGGATCCACCTACAACACGGTGGCCGAGGTCGGCAGCGCCACGCTGACGCTGGAGGGCGCGCCCGTGGACGTGACTGAGTGGAACGATGTCGATGCAAACGTGCTGTACGGCGTGCGTCGCGGACGCATCGACCTCGACCTCTATTTCGACATTGCAAGCGGCCAGCACACGACGCTTGAGAACTATGCGGCGGCGGCGACCACCGAGAACTACAAGTTCGGCCTGACGTTCCCGCCCACGCCGACCGTCCGCGTCTATTCGGGCCTCGGCATCGTCACGGCGTTCAGCATCGTGGCGCAAGCCGGGCAGATCATCCGCGCGCGCGCGACTATCCAGTTCGCCGGACCAATCACGATCTCATGAGCAACATCCGAGACATCCTCACGCTCCGCATCCACCGCACGACGGTGGACGGGGTGCCGTTCGGGCTGCGGCGTCCGAGCGCGCTCGACCTGATCGAAGCGCTGCAAGTGAGCAAGGACAAGCCCGAGCACCTGCACGCGTGGCTGGTGCTTCGGCACGCGCTCGACACCGATGACAAGCCGCTCTTCGCTGACATCGCGGACGTGCTCGACGCGGACGCGCTGACGGTGCAGAAGATCGGACGCATGGCGGAGGAGCTGTACAGCGAAGGGCGGGACTAAGCGAGGCGCAGCGGACCGTGCTGCGATGCGCCTTGAAGTACCACAGCGCGGGACTAGACACACTTAGCGTGGCGATCATCAATGCCGACCTTGAGATTCCCGACTGGAACGCGATCCGGCGTCAACTCGACGCCCGGTCGCAGCACAGGCAAGGGCAGCGGCTACATGACGGCGCAGGTGGACAAGGCTTCGATGCAGAAGCTCGCCCGGCAGCTCGAATCGGTCGAGCCCAAGCTCCGAGATGAGATCGCCAAAAAGGCGCTGCGCGAGTGGGGAAAGGCGGTACGCAAGGCCGCGCGCGCCAATGCGTGGAAGAACGCGGAGCGCACCAAGCAGCAGATGACCTACAAGGTCAAGCGCTACAAGCGCGCTGTGTGGGCTGGCGTCGGCGTCAAGACGGACAAGATCGACAGGAAGAAGAAGACCACCAGCGCCGGGCGCAAGTCGCCGTACGTCGGCTGGAAGGCGCACTTCATGGAAGTCGGCTGGCACGCATGGCCGAAGGGCGTGCGCGGCAACGTCGAGCGCGGCAAGGAAATGCTGCGGAACCAGCGCATCGCCGCTGGCGAGGCCGCTACGAGGCAGATCACCGTGTACCGCAATGGCAAGCCGCATGTCCGCACCATCGCCGACAAGGCGCGCACGCTGTCGCGGGACGGCACGGGGCCGGGCGGCGGTCGAGGATGGCGCAAGGGCGTGCGAGGGCGGCTTGGGCGGTTCCTGACGCGCTACGCCCGGCACTACATGTGGCGCGCCGCGCAGGTCGGGCGGCAGCTTGCCACGAACAAAGTCATACCCAGCATCAACGACGCGCTGAAGTCGGCTTCGAGGACCGCATGACGGCAATCACACCGCTCAAGATCCCGATCACGGTCAACACGACTCAGGTTGCACCCGCGATGAAGTCGGTGGAGAAGACCGTCGCCGACAGCGCGCAGCGCATCAGCAAGATCAGGGGCGCAGTCACCCCCGCGCTCGGCGCACTCGGCATGGGACAGGGCGCTAGCGTGCTCGGAGGGCTCACCCAGTTCGGCGGCGTCGGCGGCGCTGCGGCGGCTGGCGCTGGCGCGCTGATCGGCGGCGCGATGCTGCCGAACAAGCTGGCCGACATGTACATCAACCGCATGGCGACGGCTGCGGCTGGCGCTGGCGAGGCGCTCAAGCAGTTCAACGACACCGGGCGGCAGACGTTCGCCGCAAACAGCGTGCTCTTGCGCGAGTACGCCGCGATGGAGGAGCGCGCCCGGGCGATGAACGCCGACAAGACGTCCTTTACGGGCAACATCATGGTCGGCGCGACGCGCGGCGGCGCTACCTCGGCGCTCGAGCGCGAGATGATGGTCATCCAAGAGGGCTGGAAGGGCATCGGCGCGTTCATCGGTGCCATCGCTGGCGGCGGCAGCGTGCGCGAGGCCATGCTTGCCGAGCAGCTGACGGGCACGACTTCCGAGGCCGAGGCCCAGCGCATCAGGACCGAACAGGCGAAGGCCCGGCAGTCGGGCGAGTATTCGCCGCTGATGGGCGTGGCCGCCATCCAGTTCCTCAAGGGCATCTACGACAAGCTGTAGGATTCCACCATGCCGACCGTAGGAACCACATACACCAGCTACAGAACCCGCGAGTCGGTCACGACGGGCGAGCTCGGCACTCCCAGCACGATCACTTGGGAGATCACGATCCGCAAGAACGACGATACGCCAATCGACCATGAGGTCGAGTACCTCGCGCTACAGGTCGAGGGGCACATCCCGTACATCAACGATCCATTCACGACAAGCGCGCCGACAGGCATGACTTGGCAGCAGTTCTGCCGGGCGCGTTCGATCAGCTTCGCATCGGGTCCGCGCGGCATCCTCGTCGCGACCGTCGAGTGGTCAACGCTCTACATGGTCGATCCGGTGCAAGCGACGGTGGCGTATGTGCTGCCGTCGAGCGTCGATTTCGTGTCGCGAACCCGCTCGACCACCCTCTACCGAACGTCGTGGACGGTGCAGCCTCCGACAGGCAGCACGAACATCAGCACGACGGACATCGGCGGGAACGCCATCACGGGCGGGTTTGTCGGCAAGCCCGAGCAGGTCAACCAAGTCGCCATCCGCGTGCGGATCATGTACGACGCGTCGGCGGTCGCCATCAGCACGATGTACGCCAACAAGTTCACCATCGTCGGGAAGCGCAACAGCTCGGCGCTCGGCGGTTTCCCGGCCTACTCGCTGGTGTGCGAGGGGCTGTCGATGAACAAGGTGGGCAACGGCTTTGAGTTCTACGAAGCCACGTTCGACCTGCTGTGGGACAACTGGTACCACTTCGAGCAAGTGCCCGTGCTGGCAGAGGGCGGCTTGCCGAAACAGAATGCGAGCTTCGGGCCCGAAGAGGTGTTTTGGCAGCGCATCGCGCTCTCGGCCACCGACTTCGCGCCCGTCATGTTCCCTGACGGCTCGGGCGGCACCGATGCCAAGTTCCGTGACCGCACGCTCGGAGGGTGGTGGGTTCCATGAGCTGGGCGCGCGAAACCGCTCGCACCGCGATGGATTTGTCGCGCGTGCGCCAGCAGACGCCGAACTACCCGCGCATGGGGCAGGGCATGTCGCTGTTCAAGGTCATCAGCTCCGCGCTGATCGCCAGCAGCGACTACCGCTACCTCTACACGCTCAAGGAAGCCGTCGTTGGCGCTGGCCCCGGCTACGCGCCGACGCTGTCGGTCAACAACCCGACCTACTACGGCGT